ATCTAGTTCGGTATCAAATGGCAGTTCGACTCTGCCACTAGATATTGTCGTTACTGTCAGAACGACAAAACTTTGACCATTAATCACCTAAATATATATGTAATTGCACGCAAACAAATCTTCCTGATATGGTCTGACAGAGTCCAGACAAGTAAAGGCTTGCTAAAGTGCTTCAAGGTGCTTTCTGGGCTTAGCGATTTGTTGAGATACCAAATCGCAAATAATTTTAAAGGAGATGAATCATCTCCATAAAAAGTCTTTCAAAAGTATCTCATACCCCTATAACTATTCACGATTTGCTGACTGTCAAAGGTTGGCAAACCATTGCGGTTTATGGTTTCACCGCAAAATAAATAAAGACCAGTCTAATACAACGTGGTTAGGGATGCAGCCACAATCAAAAATATACAGAAAAGAGATGGAAAATCTCCTTCAAGTGCTTATTCTTATTGCATTCCACAACGGATATTGGGTCATCAACCTTTAAGCCGGCAGAGTGTTTAGGAGTGCGAATAGTCTGCAAGAAATGAAATTGAAAAGATGAAAGTGAAGTGAGAAAGCAACCCTTATTCAATATTAATCAGCACTCAAGCGACAATTTAATAAACTTTCAAAATGATAAGTCTGCTAGTTGTCAAAGGCTAGCAGATTATACCACGAGAAACACTGCAAACAGAATAGTTTCAAGTGGGAACAAATTTATATAGAAAGTAGGAATCTTTCTTTCTGTTTTTAAACAACTTCTGTTTGCAAACTTTCTGACATGTTGTTTTTAACTTTATGGTGGATATTCTCACCGTATAGGCGTTTTAAAAGAAATGGGGGTGTATTTACATTGAAATGAGATAAAAGCTCTTAGAAACGAAAATAGCACGAAATTAAATTAGCTCTTTGAAAAATGAATAACGCAAAATTAACAACTTACCTTATGATTTTTCGCTATTCGCTTTTCAATTTCCTTAGTAAAAAATTTATAAACTTCTAGGCTTGGTTAGTGTCGGAGCTCACCAAGTCATTGCTCCTCGGACTTGGGAGCATAGGTATTACGACTTTGTGATTCTTTGAGATGAGCAAACGTAAATCAGGATTCAAAGTAATTGACCAACTATCGAAAAGCCACATCGGTATGATCACGGTTCGACTCCGTGAGTGGCTGTTTATCCGGATAAAAAAATCAAATTTATGGAGTGATTTTAAAATGGCAGAAATCAGCGAGAAAGACAGTGCATTAATCAATATGATTGCAGATTATTTTAATGACCGCTACGGAACGGCAATCGTTGTGATTTCAAATGGCGAAGAAATGCAAATGTCTGGTCGAAATTATAATTCAGAACAGGTCTTATCAGTTGGCACAGCAATGATTGAGAATGAATTAAAAGAAGTGTTAGAAGAAGATACACCTGATGAAACCGCTGAAAATAGAAAGATTGCTGAAATTCTAAGAGCAATGGGAAAGGAGAATTAATCATGGAAATTATCAAGTTCAAGCCACGGGATAGATTCGTAAAAGAATACATGAAAGAAATTTTAGGTGAATTGCTTAATGAAGATGATGTCGCTAAAGAATACAACAAAATTCCATTTAATAAAATCATGATGATATTCAATATTTTAAAGCCAGCAATTTTGAAAGAAATTGAATGGGAATTGGTTGACGGATTTGAAGCTAGTGGATTTAAGGAAATTGCACCAAATGTTTATTATAACGAACAAGTTGGAACAATTACCGTTAAGAAAAATGAGGTTACAGAATGATCATTATTCAGGGATTATTAGCAATTATTTTGGCAATCATCGCAACAGTAATTATTTTATTTGTAACTGATGTTGTTTATGTTACGTTCAGAGCTTTTAATTTTAGTTCAGGAAATGCAACTTTAATGACGATTTTAGTATTTGCAATGATTGCTTTTCTAAGTACCGTATTTTTGAAATTAATGAGATAACGAAAGGTCGAAACATATTGAGTAAACGAAATAAGAAACGAAGTACATTGAAAAAGCGTAAGCGCCGGATGAATTACAACGGAATCAAAGCTGGACAAAACGTTATGTTTAACGAAAGCAAATATAAGGTAATGGCTTTGAAGAAAAATGGGGCATTAATGCTTGATAACGGACAAATAGTCTTAGCAAAGGAGTGTGAAAAGATTGAATGAACCAACACTTTACTTCATAACCAAAGATAACCACGTCAAACGAATTGATAGTACAGTTAAAGACATTACTTACAAAAATGTTCAGGCGGATGATTACGAGATTTCCTTAAATGGGAAGAAATACAAAATTGACCGTGAAACATGGGAATACATTAATTGGTGGACGACATGGCATTAGTGGTTTCAATCGTGATAGAATTCGTTATTTTTATTGCAATTATTTGTATAAAAAAATAACGCTTGAACAGCGTCATTTCAAATTGGTAGTATCAAAACAATCTCTATTATATCAGATTTAAAGGAAGTGGCGTTGGTGGATTTATTACTGGATATTGATAACATTGACTACAAGAAAACCGCTTTGAATGTTCAAGATTTTCTAGATCATAAATTACCGCATATTTTGAGATTAGCAAATGAAAGTCCAGCAAGTTTAAAATCGCCTGTTATTTCGGATATGCCGGTAAGTCATGGTAATGGCGAAAATCATAATGAAGAAAAGTTAATCAAATACATTGCTGCCAAAGAAATGATTAATGGTGTAGCACGGGCTTTTAAAAGTTGCTCTAAAACGTCATTTCAGATTTTAAAGGGTAAGTATATTGACGGTTTGCAAGATTGGCAAGTCGAAGAATTAATGTACTGTTCGCATGCAACGTATTTTAAGCTGAGAAGCAAAGCATATAATGAATTTGCAGATTGCTTGGAATTGCAAAAAGGTTGTCCTGATTTGCATGTTTATGAGTAAAGTATATATTCATTTACATAAAAATAACATATAGTAAGGTAAAACATTTTGTCAAACAAGAAGAAGCACTACATGAAATTCGTCGCATTGCTCACGAAGAAAAGCGTGTAGATAAAATGGCTGATAAAGCTGCTGAAAAAGCGGTGAATGGTACAGTTGATGTAATTAATGAAATTAATAAAAGAATTGATAATCTTGATAAAGATTTAGATAATTTAAACGATGACGATTCAAAAGTGAAATCATATTTAGCACAAAAGAAGACGATTCATGATATTAAAGAATTAGTAAAATCAATTTTTTAGTAATGATTTATAAAGATGGTAGTTTGTACTACTATCTTTTTTTATTTTTATAATTTAAATTAATTAATAAGATAAATATGTCTTTTAATTGCATATATCTAAAAGGTGCTGATATAATTGAATTACCCCATAAAGGAGGATTTAACTATGTTACATTGGATTTGGGTTATAATCGTTGGCGCACTCATCGGCGCAATTGCTGGATGGATCACCAGACGAGGTGATTCAATGAACTGGTTTTTCAATATTATTGCCGGACTATTAGGATCCTATCTCGGAGAAGCGCTATTGGGTTCTTGGGGATGGGAAGTAGCAGGAATGGCAATATTTCCTTCTGTAATTGGTGCCACAGTGTTAGTATTGGTATCAGTGATGGTACTTAACTTACTTAGGAAAGACTTTTAATGTTAGGTTAGTAGCTTGTAAATAAGTCAATGGGGTATAAAGATAGCGTAGTTGCTATCTTTTTTGTTAGTTAAATAAAAAATTGAACTTATAAGCAGTAGTTATTACTACTGTTTTTTTATTTTACAAAAAATTTGTTAAAGTGAACAATCACTAAACAAACTGAAAACAATTCTCGAACACTGCTCGAACTGATAAAGGTTTATTATGATATTGTTGAAAGATGAGGCGAAGCGAATGAGAAATACAAAGCGTTTCGGCAAAGTGAGGACGAGCGAAGAGTATTTAATGCTTTGCCGATTAGAGAAAGAAATCAGAATCCAAAAACAAAATAAGAGATATTGGCGATACACAGAAGATGTACCGCCTATTTGTTTACACAAAAGAGGGTGAAATGATGAAAGTTCAAGAGATAAGTATTGATGAAATCAAACCGTATGAGAATAACCCACGTATCAATGAAAATGGTGTGGATGCAGTCGCAAACAGTATCAAAGAATTTGGTTGGAAACAGCCGATTGTAGTTGATAAAGATAACATTATCATTGTTGGCCATACACGCTACTTAGCAAGTAAACAATTAAAACTGAAGAAAGTTCCAGTTATTGTTGCGAATGATCTAACACCAGAGCAAGTAAAAGCATACCGGCTGGCAGATAATAAAACGAATGAATTAACCGAATGGGATGAAGATTTACTTGATGTTGAATTAAGCGACATTGAGCAATTATCAGATATTGATATGGCCGATTTTGGATTTGAGAATATCGAAGATGAAATTGAACTGGATGAAGATAATTTATCAGAATCATCAAACCCATATACAGATAAAAAAGAAGTTCCACAATATGAAATACAAGGAGAAGAGCCTGATATTTCTGAATTGGTTGACGGAACTAAAACGCAAGAATTGATTAATAAAATCGAAGAAAGTAACGTTCCAAATGATGTGAAAAGATTTTTGAAAGCTGGAGCAATGCGACATCTTAAATTTAATTATGCAAAGATTGCTGAATATTATGCTCATGCTTCAAAGGAAGTTCAAGATCTTTTTGAAGATAGCGCATTAGTAATTCTTGATTATGATGACGCAATGAAGAAAGGATATATCAAATTCAAAGATGATATAGAAGCGGTAAGGAGTGAAGAAATTGACGAATAAGTTGCGCAAGAATTTTGCCGTTCTTATTCTGTCTTACGGACGTGCGGATAGTGTAATCACAATTAAAACACTTAGAAGATGCGGTTATACTGGAAAGATTTATCTTGTTGTTTCAGATGATGACCCGCAAATAGATGAATATCGAAAACGTTATTCAGATATTCTTGTTACGTTTAATCGAAAAGAAGCGTCAGAAAACGTTGACGCAATGGATAATTTGCCTAATTATCGTGGCGTTATTTATGCACGAAATTCATGCTTTAAGATTGCAAAAGAATTGAATTTAGATTATTTTCTTGAACTCGATGATGATTACCGTGAATTTAGTTGGCGTTGGAGAAAAGATGACGAATTAAAACAGACGATAACAAATCAATTAGATTCTATTTTTGAAATCTTTTTACAGTTTCTTGATGATTCAGGAGCATTAACCGTTGCATTAAGTCAGAATGGAGATTTCATTGGTGGATTGCATGGTAGTAATTATCAAAAAGAACTGACAAGAAAAGCAATGAATGCATTCTTTTGTAAAACAGATCGTCCATTTAAATTCTTTGGCAGAATTAACGAAGATACGAATATGTATGTTTATTACGGAAGTATTGGGAAATTAGTTTTTACGTCAATGCTATCTTCACTAGAACAAGAACCTACACAACAGAATAATAACGGAATGACAAATTTATATCTTGACTATGGAACATATTTAAAATCGTTTTATTCAGTAATGATGAATCCTAGCGTAGTTTCATTGATGAAAATGGGAGATATTAATATGCGAATTCATCATAAAGTAAATTGGAAATGTTTAACACCAAAGATCATTAGCGACAGATATAAGAAATAGAAAGGTGGTGATTGTATGTGGCACGTGTCAGATATGAAGAGTGGATAAAGCCCGAGAATTTAATTCTGATTCAAGGTTGGAAACGGGACGGATTAACCGATGAACAGATTGCTCATAATATCGGTATCAATCGTTCAACATTAAGACGTTGGCAGAAAAGAGAACGTGAAAGAGGCGATAGTTGCCCCATTTGCAACGCATTAAAAATCGGTAAACAGCAAGCTAATTTCGTTATCGAAAATAAACTCTTTGAGAAAGCTCGTGCCGGAAATACAACCGCCATGATATTTTGGCTTAAAAATAACTGGCGAGATAAATACAACGATAGTCAATTATCAGTTGAAGAACGTAATCTGGCAAAGCAACGGGCTGAAAAAATTAAAGCTGATACCAAGATTGCTAAAGCCAAAGCTAAAATGCTGAATGATGAGAACAATGCTGGAATAACACAGATCGTATTCAATGACGATATGGAACCGGATAACAAAGGAGATGAAGAAAATGGAGCTGAAACTTAGCCTGAAAGAGCTAGTCGGTGGCGGTTATTACGATTACTGGCATGATAAGCATTTCTATCGGGTCGTAAAAGGTTCACGGGCTAGTAAAAAGAGTAAAACAACAGCACTTAACTTTATTTATCGCATTATGAAGTATCCGTGGGCAAATCTGCTTGTTGTAAGGCGATATTCAAACACGAATCGACAATCAACGTATGAAGATTTGGTGTGGGCGATTTCAAGGTTTCATGTTGAACATCTATTCAAGCTGAATCCGTCATTACCGGAAATCATTTACAAGCCGACAGGACAGCGAATCATCTTCCGTGGACTTGATAAACCTTTGAAATTAACATCAATCACGGTTTCAAAAGGTTATCTTTCATGGGTGTGGGTTAAATTTAGCCCACAAAAAACCCTATAAATTCGGTTAAACTCTAAACGATTTTAGACGTAGACAAGACCGAGCGAAGCCTATTATATTAACGATACGGATATGGTATATATAATAGTATACGAAATGATAAAGAGGCGTATACTTATGGAATTATGGAAAGATATAAAAGGATATGAGGGAAAATATCAGATTAGTAGTTATGGAAGAGTTAAGTCGCTTGCAAGAATTACTAAAAATAATCATAAAATTCCAGAAAGAATTTTAAATACTACTACCAGATTAACAAAGGACGGTTATTGTCGTGTAACTTTGATTGGAAAGAAAAGTAGAACTCACGATTATAGAGTACATCGACTAGTAGCAGAAGCATTTATACCTAATCCTAATAACAAATCAACTGTTAATCATATTGACGGAAATAAGAAAAACAATCATGTTGATAATTTAGAGTGGAATACACGCGAAGAAAATATGCAACATGCTTATAAACATAAGTTAAAAAAAGCTATGCAAGGTAATTTAAATGGAAATGCAAAATTAACACCGGAACAAGTTAGATCAATCAGAGAAGAATATGTTTATGAAAGTAAAGAACATGGAACTGTTGCGCTGGCAAAAAAGTATGGTGTTACTAATCGAACAATAGGATTAATAGTTAATAATAAATCATATAGGAACGTGTAACGACTATCGAAAGCATATAACGGCTGAAATGCCGTTTTTTTAATATGATGAGTAGAGTAAGCACCAAGTGGTGTTGAAAGATAGGGCATTACAAAAGTAATGAAGATATAGTCTGAACTTTATGGAAACATAGAGAGTGTATACGGAAACGGTATACACGCAACATATTGTGAAGAAGCATACGAGATTGAAAGTGAAGATAAACTTGAAACACTTTCTGAAAGTATCCGTGGGCGAATTGATGAACCGGATGCGTTCAAGCAAATCACAGTAACGTTTAACCCATGGAATGAACATCATTGGTTAAAGCGAACTTTCTTTGATGAAAAGACCCGTAAAGTTGATACATTCGCAATTACAACGACATTTAGGTGTAATGAATGGCTGGATGACGGCGACCGTAAACGTTATTTAGATCTATATAAAACAAATCCAAGACGTGCCAAAGTTTCATGCGACGGTGATTGGGGTGTTTCTGAAGGACTTGTTTTTGAAGATAATGTTCACATGAAAGATTTTGACATAATGCAAAAAATCACGGAATGCGGACAAACAAGTTTTGGGCTTGATTATGGCTTTGGAAATGACCCGACAGCATTCGTTGCAGTGGCGATTGATGAAGAACATAAGAATTTATGGATCTATGATGAGATGTATGCTCATCATCAAACAACACCGCAAACTGCTGAATGGATTATCAATCACGGTTATCAAAATGCGCATATCCTTGCTGATAGTGCTAACCCGGAACGAACGCAACAATTAGTTGATATTGGAATCATCAACGCTGATAGTGTTCAAAAGACAAGAGTTGAAGCCGGAATTGACCAGCTTTGGCAATATCAGATTTACGTTCATCCGCATTGTAAGAATATTTGGAATGAGTTTAACAACTATGTTTTTGATACTGATAAAATCGGAAATACATTGAATGTTCCAAAAGATGAAAACAACCACGCAATCGATGCTTTGCGCTATGCCATGCGACCTTTTATGCAGAACTATGATAACGCAGTCAGTGTTAAGTGGAGTGAACAATACAGAATTGGCGAACAGATGGGAGTGAATTACTAAATGCCAAAGTTAAAGATTGAACGACAACATCGCTTTAATGAAGAAGCTAATCGAGTTTATCAAATGCCAACAAGCATGTTTGAGCAAATCAAAAATGAACCGTCTGCTTTGTTTGAAACGGCATTCAAATTCATGACTCATCATGCTAATTATGAAGTACCACGATTGCAGGAATTAAAGCGATATTATTTAGCTCAAAACGATATTAAGAATAAACCGCAATCAACAGCGGTCAATCATTCAACCAACCGAATTGCGAGTGCTTTTGCAAGGTATATCACAAACATTCGTGTTGGTTATTTTTTAGGCAATGATATTCAATTCAAGGTTAATTCCGAAAATGAAGAAGATACTGGACAGCTTGAAGAAAACGTAATTAATTTCAATCATCAAGTTGATGAATCTTATATTGATGAAATGATCAAGAAAGATTTGTCAATTACTGGTCGAGCTTATGATTTAGTTTACGTTGACGCCGGAACAAATGATTTAAATTTAGCAGTTGTTGACCCGACAACATGTTTTGTTGTCTATGATGACGCAATCAAACCGCAGCCATTAATGGCAGTCAGATATTATCAAATTGGTATTTTGCAACAGGATTTGCAAGAGATTTACGAAATCTATACCGATGATATGCTTTATCGTTATCACACTGACGGCGGTTTTCCTGATGTAAATAGTCCGGCACCATATGCAACGCTTGATAATCAGACACCGCTATTCTTTGGACGTGTTCCATTAACAGAATACATTAACAATGAAGAACGGACTGGAGATTGGGAAGCTGAATTAGATCAAATCGACGCGTTGGATAAATCAATATCCATGATGGCTGATTTCCAAGATGATTTTGATAATGCAAATATTATCTTAACTGGTAAATTTGCAAACATGACCGCTCCGGTATTCATGAAAGATGACAAGGGCAACGTGATTAAAGGAAAAGATGGGCAGCCAGTTATTCTTGAACCACCGCACCCAGATGTTGGACCACATAATCACATGTGGTATTTAGAACCGTACGCAATGCAAACGGGTGTTGGTCAACCAAAACAGGTCATTCAACCTAACGCTCAATATCTAACAAAGCAATATGATTCAGCAGGTTGGGAAACTTATACGAATTTTTTAATCAATGAAATTCATAAATACACCAATACGCCAAATGTGAATGATCCCAACTTTGCAAGTAATGCAAGCGGTGTGGCAATGAGTTACAAGTTGTGGGGGTCAGACCAAGAGCGTAAGATTCAAGAATCGTTATTTGAAAAGAGTTTAAATGAACGTTATTTAGCTTGCGTAAATTACTGGCAAACCTTACACGCAATTCATAGTCAATTAACGGCAATGGAATTAGTTTCAGCATTAACATACACATTTACGCCAAATCTTCCAAAGAACGATGAAGAAACAAGTACATTGATTCAAACGTTGAACAGTACCGGAATTCTTAGTGATGAAACATTGCGTGAACTTGCTGAACCAATTACGGGCATTTCAGCACAAACTGAACAACAGCGAGTAGATGAACAGCAAGAATCGGCAATGAATAAACAAAATGGTTATGATTTGGGCGACTTTGGAACGGGTAAAGTATTTAGCACTGGACAACCAGCAGTTGTTGAAAAACAGCCGGTATCAAACGATGATGAACAATCTTCAGAAAACAATAAGGACGATGAATCATAATGATTGATATAAAGAAGTTAATCAGTGATTTAAATAAAGTTTTTAGTCCGACAAGCGAGAGTGTTAAGCAGTTAGAACAAATGATACAAAGCTATTCGCAGAATCAGCAGGCTAACATTGCTTACTTTGTTGATAACGGGCTTGAATGGAATTCCAACGCAACTCCTGAAGATGTTCAAAATGTATTGCAGGAATTAAAGCAATTTCAAGAGCAGGTTCATCAAGAAGAAACAGACGGATTAGTCGGAGTTTCAGCATTATGCGGGATTATTTTAAATAATTTACCGTATCAGACGAATCTTGACGTAGCTAAATTAAAATCACGAATTCAAGTTGCTAAATTGGGCATTGATACGGCGAAACATCTTCAACAAGAACAGAATCAAATTGAAGAGAAAACAACGTCAGTTATTGAAAAGCATGTAAAGCCGGTACATGTTGATAACGATGATGAGCTGGCACAAAAAATCGCTAGTTTTAACAGTCATCACGGCTATCATCCAGTTTATAAGCAACGAGCTTTAATGCGAATCGCTTGGCAAAATGCAACACCCGAAAAGCCAATCAACTTGATATTCAGACACATGCAACAACTGGCAGTAGATCTTGATAATATTATTGATTACGCTGTTAAGAACCATGTAAATTGGAACGCTATGACAAAACAATATGAAAAACTATTTAATGCAAGTCAGCAGGATAATTTATCGCAAGGAAAATGGCGGTCAACGGTGGCTAAAGAATACATGTCAACGCAAGCTAATCTAAAGCGGGTATTCGTTACGGAATGCAAAGCAAGACAAACGCAAGTTGCCGCTAAAGATTATCAAGTGCAAGGCTATAACGAAGTTGAAGTTGTAAGTCGCCACAGTAGCCATGTTTGCTCATTCTGTATTACAACGGACGGAAGTATCGTCAAGATTGATGAAATGGAACAAGGTATTAATGTTCCACCGTTTCATCCAAATTGTTGTTGCAATGTTATTCCGGTTGCAAACATGAATTACGATGATGTTTTAAATGAATTGAATACTTGACCTAAGCAAGTCATTAAACTGCTTATTTTTTATACGCTGACGAGCGAAAAACGGAATTAGTCGACAGACGTTAAATGGAGGTTCGAGATGAACAACGAAAATCAAGATAATGAAAAAGAAATGGAAAAACAAAATAACGAAAATGAAGTGCAATTCACTGATGAACAACAGGCTAAAATCGATGAATTGATTGCTTCAAAAATTGCTAAAGAACGTTCTAAAAGTGATGAACGTGTCAAACAGCTTAAAGAAAAACAAGCTCAAGACTTGCAAGAAGCGATTGAAAAAGCAGAAAAGCGAGCCAAGATGACTGCTGATGAACGAGCTGAAGATGAACGCAAAGAACGTGAAGCTAAGGTGCAAAAGCAAATGGCTGACTTAGAACGTGAAAAGCGTGAGTTCCACACAAAATCATTATTGCTTGATAAAGGAATTTCTACGGATATGTTGCCCTTAGTCATGGGACAAACTGACGAAGAAACTAATGATCGTTTATCTGTACTAGAAAACTATGTTAATCAACAGGTTGAACAAGCAACTAAAGAATTGCTAAAAGGTCGACAAAATCCAAGTGCTAATAGCAATGGCAACCAGCAAGGCAGTTCAGTCAATGGCGATAATCCATGGGCTGATAAGTCATTCAATTTAACTAAGCAAATGGAAATCGTACAGAAAGATCCAGATTTAGCAAAGCAAATGATTGCTCAAGCTCAACCTAAAAATTATTACATCAAGCCAGAAATTTAATGAAGGAGAGATTACATTATGACAGATTTTTCAAACGCAACACATTTATCAGATATGCAAATTCCTGAAAGCTGGGCAAGTTACATTATTGAACGGTCAACAGCTTCAAATGCTTTTTT